TCAAAAGAAGCATCATCAGGCATCTCAAACATATACTTCACCATATGTTTGTAAGGGATTTGATAAAGTGAAGACTTATCTTCATGATCACCCGGAAGAAAACCAATTTCTCTAGTAGCAACCAGACTCCTAACTATATAAATTTTTTCATAAGGAGTTTTGGTATCCAGAACATCCATCAACGCATTATAAAGAGTGATGAATGTCTTACCAGTACCTGCACACCCATAAGCGACCAGATTCTGTCCCTCACCATACTTCTGGAAGAAAACTTCTTGACCAGGAGTAAGAGGTTCAATCTTTTTAATATAGTCTAAATTGAGAGGTTTCTTTCTTTTCATGACTCGGTTACTCTTACCGAATGGAACTGGGGTTGTGCTTCCTATCCCTGATTTAACATTAGTAGGTGACTTTTTCCTTGGCATAAAAATTAAAGAATTGGTTTTACTACAGCGCCTGGGGCTTTGGATGCTTTACGGAGAACATCATTCCATCCAGGATTTTTCTGGACTAATTTGTTCTGCCACTCTCCAACTTCTCCAATACCGGCGCAGCCTTGAGACCAATCTTTATCCCATTCGGGATTATTTTTTTTCCACTCATCATATGCCACCATTGACATAGAGAGTTCTTGAGTTTCACGAGTTTCTTTATGAATAACAGGATAGGTAGGCATACAATTCTTAATAATGAGTAAATTTATTTATAACCACATAGCTGATGCTATGGTGGGGAATTGTTCAGAGAAAATTCCCTTACAAGCATTAGCAATAACTTTATGTTCTTTCTGAGTTCCATGTCCAGTTCTCAGTTCAATATAATGAAGCCAAGAACGAACAGTACCACTCATATAAAGTCTAGTAGGAGTAGCCAACGGAAGTACAAATCTTGCGCACTCCTTTGCTACCCCTGCTTCTAACATTTGATTATATAATGAATAAGCAGAACTGAAAAGCGTATTCATCTGCCTATTAAGTTTATCCACGACCTTAGGATCCAAATCATCAATGGAATTTTGACGATTCTGATCATCCTGTCTTCTTAATTCTGGCAATTTAATATCTCCTAAAGCAGTACTTGCTGCATACCTTTGGGAGAATTCTTGATAGGTAAAACTTCTATGACGAAGTATTTGAGCTGCTAAACCTCTAGTAGTTTCAATTTCTAGAGTCATAAATGCTTGTTCAAAAATTGACCAGTGCTGATGCTTAATACAATACTTAAGTAATCCTGCTATAGATTCGTTATCTTGGTTGTTGGGATTACTTACTCTCGCACAATAAGCTATATGTTCCTCAGCCTTTGGGGTCACCGTGATTAAATTGACTTTCATTCTTCCTAACCTTCTTTAGTAGTTTGCGTTGTTTCTTTATCATCTTTGCGTATGCCTGCTCGCCTTCTGAAAAATGCTCTGGATGTTTAATAATGTATTTAATCGCCTTCTTAGTATTCATCCGTCATGTAATAAGCCTTAAAATAAGCAACTATTCCTGCTGAGATTTGATGTCCCTGTGATACCCAACTGTCCGCACACTCATAGATTGCTTGAGTGGAGTAAGTTACTTCATTAATATTTATATTTCCGTAAGTTTTTAACAGTATGTTAAGGCATTCTGCTCTTAACTTAAGTCTCTCTTCAGAGTATCTCCAATCAACCATCATCATCCTCAAAGACTTCATCATAATCTAACACAGGAGTTTGATATTGAGAAGATCTATAAGCCTCCTCCTCAGAATAAACTTCAGATTCCAATGCATCAACTAATAATTTCAAGTTTCTAACAATGAGCTTTAATTTTTCCTTTTCCATTAATGGATCTTTTTTTATTCTCCTAGTATAGAATAAAAAAAAAGAAGGGTCAAGCCCTTCTTTTATGAGATTCTGTAAGTCTTATACTCAAGCACAGACAAGTCTTTGCTCATCATGCTTTACACCTCTGTAGACCCCATGGAAAGTTACCCTTTGGCAAGATCCATGTTGCTTAGTGTACTGCTTCCCACGATAGGTGAGAGGCTTTACTGTAGAGGGACCATTGTTATGGTCGGTGTTGTAGGTAACACCCCTATAAGTTAGTGACATAATTTTACTCCTGAAGTAGTTGGATTTTTAAGTCCGTTCCTTCAGTCGTTTGCGTCCTATTTTTCTAAAAAACACTGCGGATCTGCACTCTCAATAAAAAGAATATGCAAATCTATCTTTTCAAATCTGGTTAATAGGGAGGATCTCCCAATAGCACCTCGTAACCAATCATACTGATTACAATTAAGTAAAGTATAATCTGGTTCAACAACTGAAAATAGCAGCGGTAATAAAAACATAGGATGAACGCTCCGTTCCGCGACTTACTTGCGACCCTACTGGGTTGAACGATGTGTTAATGCTAACACACATATACTATCTATGCAAGCAACGTTGCAATTCTTGATATTCCTTTAAGGAGACTTCGCATTCCCCACTAAAAAGCATTGATTACCAATGGTAAAAGATAATGTTCTGCCTGTTGTATTGCTCTGGTCAATGACTCAACAGTATCATCAGGAAGAATGGGTACTGTCTGTTGCTTTATTACTGCACCAGAGTCCAGTTGTTCTGTAACAAAATGCACACTGCATCCTGTCTCTGTCTCACCTGCCTTAAGTGCTTGCTCTACAGCATGTAGTCCCTTGTACTTAGGTAACAAAGATGGGTGTAGATTTATTATTTTACCAGGAAATTCCTCACAGAATTTCTTAGATACTATTCTCATCCACCCTGCCATGACAATCATGTCTATGTTATATGCATGAAACAATGCAATAATTTCATCCTCATTCTTACTATAACAAGAGTTTATCTCTAATCTATCTGCTCTCTTCTTTGCTTTAGCTTTCTTCTTATTATAAACCATCAATACTATATCATGCTCAGGACATGCATGATGTATGTTCTCAAAATTAGATCCATTTCCAGAACACATTACTCCTAATCTCATGGCGTTTCATCCCCATTATACTATTCAAATAAATTTCTTTGAATAGCAGAATCCTCTACTTTATATTCAGCAGAATGAAAATTGCAATATTCATTAAAAGTAATTTTCATTTCCTTTTCAGTTAATCCACAATTCTTTGCTGCCTTGGGCAAATTCCATTTAGCAGTAAATAACATTTCCATAGAATATCTTGTTTCAGTCCTCATGGTTCATAAGGGGGTTCCTCTTCACCAAATTCTCCATAATTTAGTTATCTTCAACCTTATATGGGCACAATAGTGCTCCTGCAAGTTCTCGGGCATGCAAGTTATGTGAGCATAACTTATTCATCCAAATCCTTTCATCTAAGGTAACACAATCACTAGAGGTCATACGACAACAAATGTCTACTAATTCATTCCTATAACGAGTACTCAAAGTCATAAATTCAAATCCTCCACTTCTTCCACTAAAGAAGCAATAATATTTTCAGTACCATCCATCATTTTAATAGCACACAGATTAGACTTTCTATATTTGTTTAATCTTTTATATTTTTTAAGAAGAGCATCAATTTCCTCCTCTTGCATCCCCTCAATCTTCACATCAAAGTCACCTTCTTGGAAGCCACTCATCCTCCTCTACCACCCCATTGTATATCTGTATAAGCTTTGCCTACTACCTCCTTAGTAATCTTATACTTCTCACCTAGTCTACCATCTTTTACCAAAACTAAAATATCTGCTTCATCAGGATGGAGTCCTTCCAACATCTGAATAAACATAGTCTCCCTACGAATTGGCGAAAGAGTATCATTACCACCTTTAATAAAATGATAAAGATTCTTCCACTCTTTTCTAAGAGAAGTATGATCTGTTCCTATGGGAACATCATTCTTTTCATAAGGCACATCTCCCTCAGGAACCATAGAAAGAGCAGTTTCATCAAAGTTCCAAATCAAAATTGCTTTAAGTGCATCTGTGGTATATTCCTGCAGCACCTCAACCTTTTTAGCAATGGTACGTTGCTTACTAGCAAGGTCCAATATTTCCGACATAAAAGGATTGGGGGGAAGTTTCTTTTTAACTGTAAATGTTTTAGCCATAATGTTTTGTCGATTAATAATTTATTATATCATTCATCCTGAGAAACGTCTTCAATATTATTTTCAAATCTTACTGCTAGAATATCATCTGCAATGATTTGGCCATTTTCATCGAACATTTCTGGATGAACTGGAATGTAGCTAGAGGTTCTAGCATAAACATATTCTTTTAGGAGATATCCAATCAATCCACCAATCAATAAGAACATAATAGAAATTATGGTGGTAAAGAATAGAGTAACTATTGTTAACATTTTACTACTCTCCGTCTTGAGAACTACTATTGCGTATATCCAAGTGAAAATTTAAGTAAAATTCAACCTCTCTATTAAAAAAGGAAACTATATTACCAAACTTTACTTGGAAAGTTTTTGGATTCTCTATCCTCCTTTTATTTCTAAGTAACAATTCAACTCCTCTATTAATTTTGAAAGAGTCTTCATCGCTTTTGATTTTATTTAGAGGACTTTTTTCTTCTTCCTGGTCTTCTGTCACTACTATATCTCCACGCATCTTCAAGGATGCTATACAAATAATTTTTTATTTTTCTTGCTTGAGGTTTAGAAATGTGTCCATACCCCTCACGTAATTGCTTATGATGTGAATCTTTTCCTCCTTTAATATACTCTTCCAACTCTATTACTAGCTGGCTTAATTCTGCTGCCGTAGAACTTTCAATAAAAGCATCTACCTCATACTTCTTTGTCTTCCTATATTTTAAAAACTCATAAAATTTAAGTTGCATATTACCTTTTAAAAAAGCTACATCAATAGCATGTTCAATTAGATCATAAACGTTTTCAAAATCATCTTCAGGACGTTTCATTAGACCAGATTATGCTCCTTGAGATATTGTACTGTATCAGTGCAGCCCCCAAGATTATCGCCATTTAATACTACTTGGGGGAAGATAGAACCTTGACCGAACTGTTGATAGAAACTAGGTAGATCAAAGTCCCTATCGAGTTTATATATAACATGCCTTAATTCTGCAAGTTTCAACACCTCTTCAATTTTAACACAGTAAGAGCATCCATCCTTAGAATAAACCGTGAAATTTTGGAAGTTGGACATAGTTTTTTTAAAATTTTATTTAGTGATTAACATATGTTACTTGTTCTTCCTTCTTGGTATTTGAATAGTCCATGAAGGAGATACCAAATCTACCAATTCAAACTGCTTCTTATTCTTATCTCTTTGAACTAACACTGCTAAATCTGCATCATTTGTAGTAGCACCATAATCCGGAAGTTGAAACCCAAAAGTTCTACACTCTTCTGAATCTGCTAAATCAATACCACAATCTTCTGCATACTCCCAGATAGCAGTATCAACCTGCCCAAAGAGAGAATCAAATGTCATTCTCCTTCTCAAATCATTGGCAATATTATCTACATGCTCATCATCTAAATCAACTCCGCATGGTCTTGCTTTGACCAACTTATTAAGATCAATAACGATCTTACAATCATTGTAAATGCACATAATTAAGCAAACTGTCGTAAGTTTTGTAGGATGTACTTGTATGCTTCTACTATATCACCTTCGTCCTTTCTGAACAAGTCCTTATCAAATCTCTCTCTCGTTCCCCTCTTCCATAGTCTCATAATATCTGATGATAATTCATCCGCCAGATACAAATCTCCATGAACATCATAACCAAACTCTAATTTAAAATCAATAAGATCCATTCCTATCTTTTCAAATATCTTTTGCAATTCCCAATTAATTTCTGTTGTTCTCAAAATAAAAGGTACGGGAT